GCGCCTACTGCGCCACCCATGCTCGACGGAACAAGACCACCGGAGTTGTAGCCGCCGCGAATAGACCCGCCACGCGCCGCCAGAAGCCCCATAGGCTGGGTGGTGGTGGTTGTGGAGCCAGATAGTGCGCCAGTTCCTTCGGCGATATTGGCGAGGAACTGAGCCGTCTGGAAGGGGTAAGCCTGTTGCTGCAAGAACTGGTTGTAGAGGGCAGACAAGCCAGCCTGTTGCGTCTGCTGTGCCTGCGTGCCGGCAGCCATCTGCGCCTGCGCACCTTGCAAGCCAGCAGCCTGCGCGCCCGTTCCAAGCGCGCCAAGCGTTTGTGCGGCACCAGTTCCCATGCCGTAGACTTGGTTGCCCAGGGCAGCCTGCTGCGCCGCCGTAGTGGCACCCTGGCCGAACGCCTGATTGCCTACGCCGGCAAGGCCCTGTGCAGCACCAACCTGCTGACCATAGACGTTCTGACCGAGGCCAGCCAAAGCTTGACCGGTGCCGGTGTATTGGTTGTAAGCCTGATTGCCAAGGGCAGCCTGCTGTGCAGCCGCACCCATGCCTTGGGCATATTGTTGCTGACCAAGAGCGCCGACGCCCTGCGCGACCGCCGTTCCTTGTCCAAACACATTTTGACCAAGGCCAGCCAGCGCCTGACCGGTGCCGGTTAATTGTCCATACAGATTTTGACCGGTCGCCTGGAGTGCGGCGCGGTTCGCTTGTTGTGCGGCAAGGTTTACACCTTGCTGCTGTTGTGCCGCCCCCAGCGCCTGCCCATAGCCAGTATTCAAGATATTAGCGTTCGTTTGCGCGTTAGCTAAGTTTTGCTGATAGGCAAGGTTCGCCTGGGCAATGCCGGATCGGTCGCCGCCAAAGGCACCAGCCTGGATCGCCTGCCCCTGGAGGCCGGACGCCTGCTGTGCATTTTGCATGTTCTCGCCCGCCAGGGTGGCGTTGTAGACGCTCCCCAGGTATGGCGACATGAATTGACCGATCTGCTGACCGCCGATCTGTTGGGCATTCACCGCCTGCCCGCCAGCCAGGGTGAACGGAGTGGCAGCGGCAAGACCTGCACCATAAGCCGAACCAGCCGCCTGATTGTATGGCGACACAGCCTGTTGAGCCTGCCCATACTGACCAAGGGCAGCAAGATTGGCTGCGGTGCCTTGTTGCTGGGCCTGTCCGACATTTTGGGCGCTCATGGCATTCATGGGCATGCCGGCTGCTAGGCCAGCGCCATAAGATGCGCTTGCAGCCTGATTATACGGATCAGCAGCGCCTGGAGCGGTGGCATATCCCTGTGCGGCAGCCTGATTGTAGGCGTTGCCGATATCCTGCGCCTGCCCAATGGTGCCGGCAGATTGACCGACAAGGGGAACGGCGGCGTTGACGCCAGCACCAAGCGCCTGACTGGCAGCACCATAATACGGTTGAGCGGCACCAGAATAGGCGTTGGTGTTAGCAATAGCAGCCTGCTGCGTGCTGTTTAGCGGGGCAACAAATGCACTTGGATTTGTCGAATACTGCTGAAAAGGCTGATTGGCGGCAGTCTGAGCCTGGGCATTGACGGAGTTATACCGTGCCAAGACTTCAGGCGGGATTTGGACCGAAGAACTAGAAGTTGCCGTCTTACCGCCGCCAGCCATGTTTAATGCTCCAAGTTGCGGAAGTTGCCAGTTTCCGCGCCATACAAGAAGAACGCACCACTCGGCTTCCCGAACTGACGTTCATAAAGACGAACCTTCGCTTCAGTTCGGTGGTTTGACAAAACACCAATAATGAGCGGAATTTTCAAAGAGTCAGCCACCTGTTTAGCAAACTCGCACATCATTCTAGCCCTACCACCCTTAGCATTCCTGAAGTCAGGATGAATAAAGATGGCTTTTTCTTCGAGAACTTCTTGGTCAGAATACCACATTTGGCCGACGCGAAGAAGTATAGCACCTTCAGCTTCACCGTCTTTACCATCAATCATGCCGCAAATGCCATGATCACGTTGAAGTGCCGGCCAGATTTCCTTGAGTAGCTTAACCGGGTTCGGGTCAACGAAGCCATTTTCTTCGCATGCGGCCAGGGCAAGCTTCATGATCGCGTCAACGTCTTGCGGTTGTGCAATGCGGATTTTGAGTGTTTCTTCAGTCATGTTTTATCCTTTATTAGTCTTTTTTAGGCGGTGGAAGTTTCTGCAAAGTCTTGATTGTCTTCGCTCGCATACGCTTAATCCAATCATCCAAAACCCGATGACCAGAATCCATGTCGCCATCACCTGCCCAAGCAACCTCATGGGGAGCCAGGACATATTCGCCGCCAGCAGCGACAATGGGGACAGCCCCTCCATCATTTTGACCACCGGCGGCACGGTGTGGCATTGCAGCCCCGTAGGGACCGCTAGACTGACCATACGGCATAGAACCGCCACCGTATGGCATCCCGCCAAAGATGCGCTTTACCTGCTTAAAACCAGCCATAGTGTTCCCCTCGCCCATCGCACTGACGATGTCGGCGGGGATGACGTATGATCCTGACGGAACATGCATCGGCAGGTGATCGGTGCGACCGGCCACACTGCTATGGATCGGCCCTGTATGCAGGTGAGGAGACATCTTAGGATTGAAGCCGACCGTGGAAGTCGTGGTGGTTAGTTCGCCTCCATCAAGCCTTGCCTTGCGGGCAACATTCAGGGCGGCGGCAATACTTTGATCGGTTGGATGCCCCGCATGCACCATTTCGCTGATGTTGTGGCTGATCGTCGCCTGCGACTTACCCTTCGTGAGCGGCATTCAGTCCTCCATTCAAGAATAGCTGATGGCGGCGGTCATGCCGGTCCCGGTAGTCACTACAATACCATATGCAACAGGGAAATTGAGAGTAAAAACGCCGACAGTATTTGGAATTGTCGCAATCGCTCTTGCTGATGTCGCCGTTGCCGTAGTCGATGCATCATAAATTGTTCCCGTGGACGATCCAGCCACAATAATACTCACAACACAAACTCGGCCAGGGATGGCAGATACAAGCGTTGTTGTGGCACCAGCAAGTGAAAGAGAGTTACGCGCACCAGCTAAATTAATAGTCGTCTGCGATTCACTGTTGAGTGCAGTTACTACGTTCTTTGTGGCTGTAAGTAAATCGTCTAAGGATGCCATTTAATACTTTCCGTCTGCTTGGTATCTATATCGGATATTCCCTATTCTCCACCAGCTACCGACGTCATTACTTCCTACATTTATCGACACAAGGCGACCACGAAGCCTTGGAGAGATAAACGTGGTGCTTTGCGTCAATGTGAACGGGCCGTAGGATATGGGTGTCTGGCCGGCATAGTCATCGGTGTAGAACGTCATATTCAACTGCGCGCTCTGGGTGCCGTTATAGTAACCCCACTTGGCGTCTGGCCACACTTGGTCGATGAAAGCCTTGTTGTCGGCTTCATTGATGACGAAATAGCCAGTCTGGAAGAACGAGTTCATCGCTCTACCATCGGCGTCGGTAGACGTCTCGTGCTGATAGATATAGCGGCTTACGGGGTCGGCACCGATAGGCGGGCCGAAGATGGATTCATTAATCCAGGCAGATCGGCCAAGGGAGCCGTAATCCCATTGCCCTATGACTGTGTTATACTTGACGTAGGCAGCCACCTCGCCGTTGCTGGTGGTGGTCGGATAATACCACGCCACTTCATTGAAGCGGGAATTGACAGCCACCCTGATCTTGTTGACGTTCGACATGTCGATTTGCTGGAAGATCACGTCCCAGATGGGGCATGGGATGGGCTGAACGCCAGAACCGGATAACGAAAAGAACTGGCTCTGGCCCATCCAATAGACGACGCCATTGAACGATCCGGCAGCCTTTCGACCGATCATGCCGCAACCGGCAGCAATCTCGTTGAAGCTATAGATATATGGTTGGCCGATATACTGCATCGACCACACGGCAAGGTCAGTCCACACCAGACCCTGCTGCGGACCCTGGATGCACCCAACGATCCTTGACCCTTTCGGGATACGGAATGAACCAGCCTGATTGGTGCTTTGAGCAACCCACGCGCCATAGTTTTGGACGTCACACCAGCGGATCAAGAGGGGATCGGCAATGCCGGTGAAGGTGGAACCCCAGGCGATGATCTGGCGCTGCGGCATAGCCACGAACATGCCGTCATTGACAGGCGGTGCCTGGGGGATAACCGTGGCAATCGGCTGCCCTGACGTCGGATCGTATTGGAAAATCGGGCCGGATGCTGGGTCGATGGATTGGATAAGCGCCGCTGACGTTTGTGCGCCGGTTGCTGTGCCGGCGAAGGAGATCGTCCCAGGACCAGACGCAGTCACCACGTATGTGCCATTGTAGGCGCTAGGAGAGGCACCAGAGAGCGTTACCGTGTTGCCGACGGGTATGACGTAGGTGCCAGAGAATGTGGCCGTCACGACCGTTCCTGTGCCACTCAGCGTCAGGCTGTTGAAGTCCACATCAAACTCTGGCACCGGGCATGCGACAAGGATTTCGCCCCAGTTGTCCAGGGTCCAATCATTTGTATAAACAGGCACGCCCGTAGTCGGGACGATGCCGGCACCCGTTCCATATCCGCCAGAACCATATCCGCCAATGCCGTAGCCAGTCCCAGCAGGGACCGTCCCAAAGCCAATGTAATATACAAAGTTGGCGTTACCGCCATTCATAAATGCAGAAGCGGATGACGTAGCAGTATTACTTGCCTGTATTGTGAATGTATTTGCTGTCGGGACGCTAAGTATTGAATAGTCGCTGTAAAATACAATGCCGCCAACGCTGACGGGGATATTTACTGCGAAACTACTTCCTACAGAATACCCGTGATTTGCTAAGGTGACGGTCGTAAGGCCGGTCCCGGATACCGTGGTGAATTGAGGCGTGGCACCGCCAGAAGTCACAGTCGATGTGGCAGCCAGGGGGTTGCCGAATAAATCAACGGCGTTGATGGTGTATGTCGTCCCGCTCACAACCGTCACGGGGTAAAACCCGAACAGGACTAAGCCGCCGACACTGATCTGTGTCGAAATAAAAACCGAGTCATAGCTTGTCGTGGTGATGCCGGCGTCAACGATGGTGACGACATTGCTGCCGGTCACGGTGGAGAAGTTGACAGCGGGGTTCGTCGTGATCGTGCGCGGCGTAATATCGACCAAGTTGCCGTTGGTGATGACGGCAAGCTGGGCCTGATAGGAGGATGCTGTGGCCTCATTGCCGACAGCCAGATGCTGATTAGCGTTGGTGTCTTCCCATGCCCATAGGGCGCGGGTGATGGTCTGCATGGCCGTGGGATAGAACTTGGTCCACCCGCCTAACTTTTGAACAAGACCCAGGCCGGTGCGATCAGGCATAAACCGGACGAGGTTGCAGGAAGAAATAGCCGCCTCGTTAAGGGCGGGTGTCTTGTTTACGTCAACGCCTGGGATGAGTTTAAGCGAGGCATGTGCCACGATTTACCCCCTGGTCGGCGTTGCGACAGGCGAAATAGAACTAGATGACCAAGCGGCAGCCTCGAATTTCTTGCGGTATTCTTCGCCCTGAGCGCCCTTCAGAAGGGTTTGGTATTGCGCTTCGTATGTCGGACCCATTTGCGGATCGTTCGAAGCCGGGCCGAAGTTGCGCTGGAACTGGCTGATATAAATCATAGACGCCTGGAGCAGCATATCCGGCAGATACGTGCTGATAAACGTCGTTCCGGTGTTCGCCAGGGCCGTCGTAGCGTTGACAGCAAGGGTCTGCATGCGGACCAAGCCAGTCAGCGTCACTGGATACGCTTGGTCTGGGTATGGGCCTACGATGTAAATCTGGGACGTGTTGCCATATGTGGCTGCGTCGCCGCCGTATGGCGCGAAGTATGCCGGCATCGCCGTGTATGCAGTATCCCCGTAGACATTTTGCAGAACTTGCTTAGAAACGGGCAGTAAGGGATAGGTTGCGCCACCAGAAACAATAGAAATGGTCTGCAAGGTGACGAAATCGTTGATACTCAAGGTCAGCAAATTGCTGCCGGCAGTCAGTGTGTAGCTAGTGTTGCTCGAAATGGCTGGGAAAAGGTCTAAATCACG